TCTTCAGCGGCACGGGCCTCTTCTTCCGCACGCTTCGCTGCAAGCTCTTCTTCACGTTGACGTTTAATCTCTGCGAGTTCTGCTTTTAGTGAATCGATTTGCGGATAAAGCTTATCTTTTTCCTGTGTACGAACCTTAGACAAGTCCTCGTCTGTGTAGACTCTGGCATTTGTTGCAGGTACTTCAGTAGAAGATACTGACGTAGCAATTGACGCATTAGCGTCAGGCGTTGCTACTGTTGGAGCTGTTCCTGCTTCAGCCTGGAAGGCTTCTGCATTCGGTGTTGATTCTGCTGTACTCATTTATATCCTTAGTTTTATAGGGCGTTTTCCGAATATGTCTTTCGACACGTAGCACATGTAGCCGCACGTTATGTTCTAATATTAAGTTTTACGCTTTATATAGCGTTTTTGTTGCTAAATCAAAATTATTTTTGATAATCTTGCGGAACATTCTTAGTAGGTAATTTTGTTCCGTAAGCTTCTGTGACCAAGCGGTTTCGTAGTTCTGCTTCGCCAAGTTGTAGGTTACCCATAGTCTCTGGGTCTAATGCAGGACCAGCAACTGGTGGTTGTGCTCCAGCAGCAGGGCCCGCGGCACCTGCACCTGGAGTAGCACCGCCACCTCCAGTAGTTCCATCAGGCGGAGCCATTTGGCCTGTCATAGCCATAATCTCTTGGTCAATTTCAGTTTGTACAAGGCGTAGCGCACCATCAGCAACTGCGTCATCAATAAGTTCTTTACGAATTTCTTGAAGCACTGCCGCAGGGAACTCTTCACCAAGCTCACGCAAAGCGCCTTCTTTAGACTGCAAACCAAGCGATAGCAATGACTGAATTTCGTTCAATACGATTAGCTTATCTAGAGGCAGTGGTGGAGGGAAATGGCAGTAAGTTCGGTAAGTTTCTGGGTCAGCAGGGTCTAGTTGAATAACTTGGTCTGGCTCAGGGGTACCTTCTGTATTTGGGTCATACGAGAATGTTTCAGGCTCTTTAAATGCAAGAGTACGAAGGATAAGTTCATTAACACGCTCTAGTCCATGGGCATATTGAACAATCTTTTGGTGGTAACGGTTCATCAAAGGCTGGAATTGAATAGAAAGCGCAACACCAGAAGTATTAGAAATAGGCTGTGCTTGACCTAGAGCGGTCTCAGGCACACCAGTCATTTCATGCATGGCTTTCTTTAGGCGGTCCATGAACTCCATAGCGCCCTTTAGACCTTGGCCTCCACCTTCAAGGTTTTCAACTTTAGCATCCTTTGGTAGACCACCCCAAACTTTATTAGCGCCCTTCTCCAATTGAGAAGCTTTAGCACCAATAATCACGGTAACAGGAGCTGAGTGGTAATTGATAATATCTGCAATATCTGTGGCAGTTTCGTTATAAACACGGTTAATGCTAATCATTTCATTACAGTCAGATAGACCCCAAGGAGAACCTGATACACGAACGTTAGCAATATGGATAACAGGAATAACACCCAATGGATTTGGGCGAGAGTCAATCATCTCGTCATTGATGTACTCTTCAATGGTGTCATCAGTAAGAATCTCAGTATAGGTATAAACCTGGCGAGTACCTTCTAAAGATGTGCCCCAGAAACGATACTTAAGCTTAAATCTGATTAAGCGCTCACGGTCGTGAGGGTGAAACTCAGGAAAGGCAAAAGAGGAGTTAAGTGGAAGAACACGAACACGGCCTGGATGGATACCACCAGCAGGGTCTTCATAACCTTCTTCATAAGCTACTTTAATAAAACAATCTCCAGATACACCGCCCTGTTGGCCAATTTCCCAAAGTACAGTGGCTTTATTATTATCTACTTCCCAAACACGCTCAAGTAGCGTAGGCACAATAGCTTCGGTAGCTTTAGCGCTACGGAATTGTACACCCTTGCTAAATGTGAAGTTAATAATAAAGTCCGTAATAGCACGGTAATAATTCAATACAATAGATGGCTCACCGGCTTGACGGCGAAAAGAAGTGTGGTGGCCAAGGTACATAGCCCAGTTAAGTGAGTAACGGTTTAAACGAGGACCGTGTACTTCAAACTCCTCATCAGCAAGCTCTACAAGGCCCAGAGGGGAAATGCTGATTGTAAGGTCAGACGATGCGGCTCTATATGACGGTGGGGAAAAGTCAATCGACATGCTATAAAGCGCCTTCAGTAAGTTTAGTGATAGTTATAGTGTAACGCATAATCCACTTATTTTTTTACGGTATTACTATTTAGCAATTGGCCTAGTAACCTTTTTAGTTACTTTCTTATTTACATCTTTGCGTACAGAGGCTTTTTGTTGCTCTTCTTTTTTGTCCATCTCTTCTTGAGCACGGTCACGCATACGCGGGTCAACATCTTTTTTAGAGTCAACGAATTGACCGCCAAGTTGAATATATTTGGTGTGCACCCAGTGAGCAGCGGCCGGGGAAGGATACTTAGAGAAACGAGTTCTTGCTTGAGTAGTAATTAAGTTCCAGAGACGTGGATTTGTGGGGTATTGATGTGGCGTCTCTTTTACTTCTTGACCCTTAATGAGAGCCATAATTCACCGCCTTAAAAGTACTTAAACCACCTCGCATCCCATCATCAGTGGTATGCGAGGTAGCCTAAGAGTTTTTTACCTAGTCCTGAACCTGAGCAGGGTTTGGATGCTGTTGACGTGAACCGCTACGAGTAACAGTTTCAATAACGTTTGAGCCGTGGTCTTCAAAGGCAGAGCCCGAGAATTCACTTAGGTAATCTGGTGCTTCCACCCATGCAGCTGAACCAACGTGAGCACGTTCGCTCATGGTTTCTTCAGCAGTCTTGGTGTGTACAGCGGCGTTGCGGTTTGGACGACCAGCAGCTGGAGTGTACCCCTGCTGAGCTCCGAGCATAAACTCGTCTGGTACGTCTGTGTCAGTTCCGATACCTTCTTCAAAACGAAGAGGTCCACGCTGACCAGGAACTGCTGGAGACATCTTACGGTCGTAAGTGACTGGAGCGCGTTCTGGGAATTTTGGGTCTGGTGCAATTGACATTAATATCTCCTAATAAAGGTTGAGGCCTCTATACAAGTTTTATACTAAAACCGACTTTTTGCAGGATAAACGTAATTTATCTGAAAAATGGTGAAGAAGTTACTTCTACAGAAGGCATAGTTAAATCGAGGGTTAGGCTGATAGCAATAGCCAAACTGTCGGCATAGTCATCATGGGCATGGGCTTCTTCTGGAGCATGAGCAAGGAAGTTAGGGCCTTGGAACTTAACTTCAAGGTCAGTCATCTGCTGGTAAAAACGCTTCCAAGAACGTGACCTACGAGTTTCAGCGTGAGCTGGCCAACCAATAAGACGGCGTTCAATAAGGGTCTTAAGGTGCTTCCAACGTTTAGATTGCTCTGGCTGGCTACTACCAACAGATATAACTTCTGCTCTAGGCAATAGCAAACGAAGGCGCTGGGCTACCGCATCTCCAACACCGTTGGCATCCACACCTACATACAGAATGTTGTAGTTCTCAAGAAAACTTACAATTTGAAAATACTGGTCCTCCCAGTCGTCATTTTGTATCTCAAGCCAATTAAGGATACGGTGGTCATAATACCCAAACTCATCAGGCCTATCCCAATCTACCCAGATAACAGTAACTACTGTGGAGTCCATCTTACGGGCTGGGTCAATACCTACGATAACTGGGGTACGGTGCCACGCTTTTACAGTTTTTTGAGAAGTATCTCCCAGTTGGTCCATAACGGTAGATGATACAAACATACCGCGTTCTAGAAGCCACTTACAGTTATAAGCCATCTGGAACTCGTCAGAATCTTCGCCAATACGAAGCATCTCTTTACGAACGAACTTACCGTACTCATCACTAACTTTAGCTACGTCACGCCAGTCCCATTGGAAGTGATTTTGCTTTCCACCACGGCCAGTAGAACGGCGTTTGTTCAATTGGATAGCCCTATAGAAATTATTTTTGTGCGTGGTAGGGGTACCGGTTTTAACCATAGTACCGTTAGTAGACGCAAGCATAGGACCAATTGACTTAGCCACAATAAAGTCATCTGCTTCCTGACACTCATCAATAACAATAAGATGGAAAGTTTTAGACTCAATCTTGGCCCTAGGGTTAGCTGTCATCATCATGACTGATGAGCCTGAGTTAAGGAGCTTAACTTGTTTAGTTACACCAGCAACCTTTTTAGCCTCATCATCAATCTCAGGGTCTTCCAAAACAGCAAGGGCGTGTTCACTAGTAAGGCGTGAGATAACGCGGGAGAACAAGGTTTCAGCCTGACCTTCAACAGGGGCAAACAAACCTACCCATAGGCCATCTTTAAACCTGCCCAACAAATCAGGGTACATTTTGGCAAGGCGTGGAAGAATAACCATTAACGCGGCTACAGTATCGGCAACAGTCTCAGACTTACCTGACTGACGAGAAGCAAGGGCAGTGATTTCCTCACCCTCATTAATTACTACTGATTCGATAATACGGCGAGCTAATGGTTGCTGATAAGGGCGAAGTGGATGACCTACAAGAGCAGTCATAAAGATCATAATCTTATCGATTAACTGGTCTACAAACTCACGCGATAGCTCATCTAAGCCATCATCATATTCTTCAAACTCAGAATCGCCCGAATCTTCATGTTCTTCAAGTTCTTCATCTTCGTAAAATTCGTCGTCGTTATTCATATATCGCCTTAAAGTAAAGTAACCCTGAGCCGTTATGACTCAGGGTTACTAAGTGCCATACGGGAGAGAAGGAAGGTTGGCTTAACAATACTATCACAAATAAGCATTAAACTTTATAAAGTAGTATTTGTTCTTTTATTCAATTCCTCTACGACCGCATGGAACGCTTCTGCGCTAATCACCAGCTCTTTTAAAGCTTCTGGTGTGCGAACTCTTTGATAAATGCTAATTAAACGGCCTAATTCATATAAAGTTTGATCTGCCCAAGTTATAAGGTCTGCGCTAGGAATCCTAGATACGCGTTTAGAAATCTTTTCTGGAAATGGTTTATTCCAACGTTTTTTCTTAAAACTTACCATTTCTTGATTTCCTCGCTAGGAGTATCAAGTTTACGTAGCACCTTGCCTAATGCTTCGTCTTCATCAACAGAACTACCCCAAATACCAAAAGCATAACCTCGCGGAGCAAACGGTACCCAAACCACTAGGCAAGTTTTACTTGCTCTAAATGGGTATTCAGTTTCTTGACTCCAGCCCCATTCAAACAGGGGAAAAACTGGGTGCTTTAATTTAATAGTATCAACATATAGTGAACCGAATGATTGCAATTTATTTATCCTTTTTATCGTACGTATAATCTAAGAAATTTTTCATCTCTGTCATCTGGACTCTGCGGTGTTTAGGCATAGCATTGATATCAACTGGGCCCATATCTGCCCACTGGTCAAGGCCTGATTGCCTAAGAAATCTACCTTTAGATTCAGACGATAAAAAATCATACCATATGAACTCAGATACTCCGCGATACTCCCACCAAGTTCCATCTCTAAATACGACTATTAACTTTTCTTCATTAAAGTCATATCCGGCTTTTACAGTTCTTGGTTTTTCTGGGTTAGTAGATGAGGTGGCAGTAAGAGACGGAAAACTAGTTTGAGTATCTACTTCAAACTTGTCATCATTTGGGCCATCAACATCAGGGTTTTCTTCATCCGTAAGCACATCTAACCAATATTTAGTGTTTTTAGTTTGGTCATTGCCAGCTGTTTGCGCTTCGGCTCTTCTTCTATTACTCCAAGGATTATTACTTTTATTAGCCATTATTCTTCGACCTCTTCTTCAGAATCATCTACAAGCTCATCGTCTTCATATACCCTTTCAGGTTCATCAAGTACCCCATAGTCAAACGGAGTTTCATCAGGGTTTACATAATAGACATGTTTAGGGACTGGATGCCCTTGATAAGCTTGATGTTTAATGATTCGCATTAAACTATGATACCAGAGTTAAGACAGGTTCTCTGCGATGTGTTGGTCAAACTTACCCTCTAAAGTAGCAACATCTACTTTGAGGCTAGTCAAGTCAGTTTTTATGCAAATAATGTCATCCCTAAGAGATGAACCGTGATTTGGCTTAAGTTCTGACAAATAGTCTTTTACAAGAGTGCTCACTATCTCAGACGTATAACCCTTAACTAAACGGGCAACAACGAAGCCACCTAAGCTAAGAATAGTACAGAGGGTAGCAATAAGGGCAATTAATTGGTCGGTAGACATAAGTTCCTATTATCTGGTTCCCCACCAGCTACGGCCGGGATTAGCGTATGAAAAAGTTTGTGGCTTTTCCGATTGATTCAGATATATTTTACGAATACCAAAGCGCGTATCATTTATTTGCACAGGCTTAAACTGTGCTTCTTTTTTAAACTCTGTTTTACGTTTTACGTTCGCCATCTTCCCCACTCTTTCATGTGAGTAGGAATACCGGCAATCGCAGAGTCTCCAGCACGCATAAGCGCGTCTGTAAACTCTCTAGAGCGCCCTACAGGGCGTGCATCACGTTCGTATACGTCAGTAGAGGTTATAGCGCCTGTACGAGCCGCTAAAGGCCCTTTACGACGTATATCTACTTTAAGCCTTTTTTCCACGAGGTTTAGTTGCAGCAGTCTTAGCTTGTCCGGCAGTAGTGCCTGGCTTAAAAGGAGTTGCGTATGACCTAGCAGCAGTATTTTGACGTTTTTGCGCTGGAGTTAGCTTATCGCCTTTAGTAACGTAACTATTAGCAACATCTCTACGTTCTTTTTTGTCAATTACGGCCCAGTCTTTTGCGGTCAAGGTAGTGCCCAAGTAATCTTGGCTTCCTTTAGCGTCTTCATCACGATAACGAGTTTCAAAAGGACTTTTTTCTCTAGGCTTACGTTTACCAGCAGGAGCTCTTTTACCGCCAGGTTGACCTTGCTGTGTGCTTCCGCCTTGGTTACCTGCGCCATTTCCAGGGTTAGTTTCTCTAACCGGAGAGTCGTTAAATCTAATCTGTTGGCGTCCACTTTTGTGGTCCACATCTATGCTAGATACTTGGCCGTTGTTTTTTGCGTTTTCAAGTATCGTGTTATTACGAGTAACATCATTGTTTCTTTGGGACTCTTTGCGAAGGTGCTTTAGGTCTTTAGAAGTATTTTGACGTGTAAATTCAGCGTCTTTGGATGCGTTATCTAGGGTAATATCATGAGAGCTTTTTGTAACATGTCTTGTAACATCATTATCCGCAGTCTCATTGAGTCTTCGATTTTCGTTCTCTTTATACTCATTGTGGTTCTTATAGTCTTCAGCAGTCCAGCCATTACCGGTTGTGCCTTGCCCACCTACTGTAGAGCTAGAGCTAGAAGATGAACTACCTGAGTTTGATCCAGAGTTATTCCGGTTATTACCAGACAAAGTACTAAATTTAAGCAAATCTTTTAAGTAACTGGTGCCTTTACTTTGTGAGCCTGCCATAGCTTCGGCAGCAGATTTTTCAATATTATCAGCCATAATTAAATCCTATTCCTTTTTTTTAAGTTTAGCAGTTTAAATAAAAAAACCCCAGCCAAACGACTGGGGCTTTTCTATTTAACTATTAAGCCCAGAGGCCAGTAGTAATTGCAGTAGTTGTACGCGCAGTACCAGCAGCATACTGCTGAGCGTGGACTGTACCAACACGTGGGGTTAGGGTTAGGGTACCTGATGAAAGTACTGCGTTAGAGCCTGAGTTAACTACAACGTTCTTAGCGTCAATCTTGGCTACGACCTGGTAATCAAGTGCGTTTACAAGACCTGCAAGTGATGAGCTAGATACTGTCAAAACGTCACCTACAACGATGTTGGTGAAGTCCGTGCTGGTGCTGTTTGTAAGAACAGCCAAGGTGCTACCAGCAGTACGGGCTACAGAGCTTACACCAACTGCGTTAGAGCTTGATGATGTGGTTGAACCAGCGCTTTGTACAAAACCACGGTCCTTTAGGGCGTCGTTTGCCAAAGCGTCATACTTACCAATTACGCTAGGAACTAGGTAACCAAAAGTACCTGTAGCGAAAGCACCATCCACGTTAGCCAAAGCGTTTGTGTATTCTGCTTTACCAACCTGACCAGTAAATCCGTAGCTAACAGTTGAAGCAGTCTGACCAGTTACTGTAAAGCTAGTAGCAGTTGCAGAAGCCACAGTTACGTTGCTGATGTTAGGGTTCAATGTAGCGTTGCTAACCAAACCAGTAATTGTAACCTTGTCACCCTTTTGCAAGTTGTTCTGTGCAGTGTAGATGTAAGTGGTGTTAGTAGTACCATCAACAGTAACGGCAGTTACGTTGTAGTTTGCAATACCCCAGCCAACAACCTGTACTAGAGCGGTTCCTGTTACGGTTGTACCTAGAAGCGCGTTAGTACCTGCAACTACAAAGTAGTCAGAAGTAGCTGAAACAACGGTTGCACCAGTTAGGGCTGTAGTTAGAGCAGTGTTGTTGAAACCAGTTACGTTTACTGTGCTTGTACCTAGAGTTAGGGTCTCAGCAAAGTTGTTTGGGCAAGTTACTACGATATATGAGTTACCTGTGCTTCCACCAACAGTAGCGGCTGAAGCCGAGTACTTACCAGTGTTGAAGTTAGGGAAACCGTAGAAACCTGAATCTACAAGAAGAGCACCGTCAATTGGAGTCTCTAGAGAGTTTCCGTTTACAGTGTTGCTAATTACGAATCTGTCTTTGCTTGCGCTGTCAGTAAGCTTAGAAACAGCTAGACGTGAGCTCTGTGCCTTAGTAGTAGCTGACCAGCTTGAGTCATAAACAACTTCAAGAGAAGCGGTCTTACCTGTAGGAGCAACTGCGTTGATGTTTGAAAGCGCTTGAGCAATTGTAAATGTATAAGGGCTAGTTGTTGTAGCGGATAATACAAGAGCTTCTTTAACATCGAAGTGGTTAACAGCAAGAGTACAAGCTGTAGTTGTTGCAGCAGGTGAAGCAACAGCAGCAGTAGCGTTAGCAACTACTAGTGTGCTACCAGTTGTACCAGTCAAAGCTGTGAAAGTACCGTTGTAAACAGCGGCTGTAGTCAAACCACCTGAGATAGTTACTAGTTCACCAACGCTGATATTGTGGGCAGCAGAAGTGGCTAGAGTTACAGTTCCCTGAGTAGTGTCAGCGGTTGGAGTAGCAGCAGCAAGAGTTACTGAAGTAGAAGTACCTGTAGTAGCTGATACTGTTGTACCCGCTGTTGGAACAGCAACTGTACCACCAATAGCATAGATACCGGTGTTTACGTACTGACCTGCCGAAATACCGTGGGCTACGTCAGTTGTAAAAGTAGTAATCTTACCAGTGCTAGATGCATCTGTAATTTTTGCAGTTGTAACACCAGAAGCAACAAAGTTACCAGCAGGAGTGGTTGCACGGTCATCGTTTGGCTGAATTGCATAGTTACCCCATACAAAGTCAGTACCGATGTTAGCGTTAGCCAAGTTCCAGAACACTAGAACAGCCTTGTCTGCAACTGCCGCAGAAGTAGCAGCGTTAAGAACCAAGGTAGTGGAGGTAGCGTTGTTATTTACAGTGTTAGCTGTTGTAGCAGTAGCTGCGTTGATACCGACACCAGAAACAAGCTGACCAACAGCAATTAGGGTGTTAGCAACAATAGTAACTGAGTTAGTTGCGCTTGAGATAGCACCGTTTACAGTAGTAGTAGCAGTAGGTGCGTAAACAGATAGGAAGACAAGAGTCACCTTGTCTACAAGAGTTGCAGGGTTGCTAAGGGTTAGGGTTAGTCCATCAGCGCTAATTGCTGTGACTTTAGTAGCTCCTGTGATACCGTTAGCGTTTTGGATACCAGAACCAGTTACGGTCTGACCAACGAATATGTAAGGGTTAGCTGTGGCAATGATGACGCTAGTGCTGTTTGTAGTGGCACCGTTCACAATTGCGTTGGTGTTTTGGACTAGCGTACCGCTGTCCTGAAGGTCACCTAGGTTGTTTGCCATTGATTTGTACTTTCTCTAGAGATAGATTTAAAGACGCTTGATCGGAACGCCATAGTAATAAGTATGGCGTGAGTTGTTTCAGATTTCTTATCTAAACCGAATTATTTTACAAGAAGTCGCAAGGACCCGAGCTGCCGCCCATTTTACCGCAGTGAGATGTTTGCTGTTTGCTATCTGTACCTGGCGGAATAAAGTCTCCACCAATATGCCTACCATCGCCTAGGTAAGTGCAGCCACAGCTTGACGACATTATCTTTAGACCGGCCTCCCTAGAAGGCGTAGAAGTCTTAGGGGTTTTAGAGGTTTTAGGTTTTTTACTTGCCATTACTTTTCATTCTCTTTCTTACCTGCACGACGCTTGTTCTCTTTAGCAGTGTTCTTACCGTGCTTCATAGGGCGAAGGTTAGACATGCTGTCATTAGAATGGTTGTTGTCCTTGTGATCAACGTCGGTACCTTTAGGCAACTTCTTGCCTGTTTTCTTCTCGTACTTGTACTTAGCAGCGTCAATAGATGTACGAGAACCATCTTTGTTCACGACAGACATCATAGGACGTCCACCGTTCTTAGCAGAGCCTTTAAACGGGCCATAAACTTTTTTACCGTCTTTAGTAGTACCAGCCTTTGTCTTAGCCTTACTTGCGGTTGCTTTTTTCTTTTCAGCCATTATCTACCCTTATCATACCTAGCAGGTTCGCCGGCTCTAATACGAGCAATGGCCCCACCACTAGCTTCTACTGTTTTACCAGTTGTTTTATACATTCGGTCAAGGTCTTTAACACTTTTACCAGAATTGCGAAAGTTCTCAAGTTCTCTCTTATTGGTTGACATCGCAGTGTCAACAACTTTCTTTCTACCGCTTGTAGTAGATGGACTTAAAGATTCAGAAGCTAAATGCCCTTGAGTTACACGGTATTCTCCACCTTGAGCAGTACGAGCAGATTTTTTCTGCTCAGGCGTTAAGCCTTTAAATTGTCTTCCTTTAAAGGGCATTATTTCTTATCCTTTTCTTCAGCTTCTACAATGCAGTCGTCGCAAGTCGTAGGGTGTCCATAAAAACCGTTGTGGAAGCCGCCACCGCAAGTATCACACTTGCTTGGTAACGAATTACGCTTAGGGTCTAGCTGTTTATCTTTAGGCTCCATTATTTATTCCTATCTGGGTTAACGCCAATAATTAAGTCCATAGACTCACCGTTACGGGCTCTTCTTATAGCCCCGCCTTTAACTTGAATTGTGGCATCGTGTCTTTGAGCGTTATTCTTTGCTGCTTTATAGCGTCTATCTGCCTCGTTAACAGTTAATCCGGTATCTACAGCATTTCGCACTTTTCCTTCTACAATGTTGCGCTGTATTGCAGCTTTTACAACCGGGTGACCAGGGTTATTGTTTTTAACAATACTTCTACTAGCGCGACTTGCTTCGTCTCTAGCGTTAACTGTTTCATTTTTAGTCAACTGTGGTTTATTCGGCTTCATTAACTTTGCCCTTCTTTACTTGCCATATCGTTACCCATTCCTTCAAGGTCTTCAGGAGCGTTGTAGCGAGGGTCTTGAGACATTGCCTCATTATATTCATGCTCAGTGCTTGTAGTCGACGGGCTAGCCGTTACAGACTTGTTTAGGGCATCTATAGCAGCGTCCTTCTCACTGGAAGACATACTGGTGTTACTAAAAATGTCGGCAAGGCCTCGGGTCAACCTGATAGTGCTATCTAGTTGTCCCATAGTTTCCTTATGGACTTTTTTAAACTGCTCTTCTTTTGGATTCATATTGAACTCCCGTAAGGTGTTTGTGCAACATCTGCTGCTGCCTTAGAAGTAGTATACCGTTGATATGCACCTTTTGGTCCACTAAAGATACCATCATTCAATCTAATTGCCCCCATCACATCTAGCCCTAAAACGGCATTATTTTGGGTGAATACACCTAGCACTTGATGCAGTTCGGGCGCACGGCCGTGTTGGAACTCTTCCATTAGTCCGCGTGGCTTCATTAGTCTTTACCTCTTGTAATTTCCTCTACATGGGCTTTAGCACTGTTTAAGGTAGTGTGGTAGTTCTGAGGTATTCCAGTAATGCTGCCATCTGCGTTACTGAGGTAATACCGATAGCCAGATGGCTTACCCTTCTTTATACCATAGACTGCTTTTCTATTAATAACGTGTCCAGTAGACGAGGTGTAACTAGTTCTTTTAAGAATAGGGTCGCTGTTAACTGTCCACTTAATAGGCTTAGGTAGCTGTGAGTCTTTTGGTTCCATTAGTCGTTGTGGTCTTTACCATGGTCAAAAGCAGCACGCTTAGCTTTATTCTGGTTTATCTGGTTTAATAGCGCATCAAACTGTGATTGGGCTTCTTTGTGCGAGTCAAGGGCGCGATGCTTCTCTTCAGCTCCCGCTTCATCTACAGCGTTGTGCATAGTCTTTTGGCTGCATAGGTGACAGCTTGTTTCATATAACGGCATTGCTT